CAGGGAACGTCTTGTTATATCTGACAGATAAAGGACTGAAAGTATATCCACTATCTAAGTTTGTCTGTAAGCGTGATGAGGTTGGTAATGTTTTAGAAATACTTATCAAAGAAACAGTACACCCACAGGCTCTACCTCTTGAGTTCTTAGAACAGATTAAGAAGAAAGAGAACTATGACGCAGAAACAATGAAGGGAGACTTGGATATATATACATCAATTAAAAGAATGAATGATGACTTCTTCTGGTTTCAAGAATGTAAAGGAGAAAAGATACCAAACACAGATGGCAGGTCAAAGGTAGATGTTACTCCCTTTATTCCTCTCAGGTTCATTCGGGTAGATGGAGAAGATTATGGTAGAGGATATGTTGAAGAATACAGAGGAGACTTAATTAGTCTTGAGTCTTTGATGCAAGCAATAATTGAAGGTGCTGCTGCTAGTGCTAAGACATTATTTCTAGTCAATCCAAATGGAATTACAAGGGCAGCAACTATAGCTAAAGCACCCAATGGAGCTATTCGTGAAGGTACAGCAGCAGATATTTCTGTCATGCAAGTAGGTAAGAGTGCAGACTTCTCTGTTGCTTTTAGTGCAATACAAAGAATAGAAGCAAGACTTGAGTTTGCTTTCTTGATGGCAAGATCAGTACAGCGTGACGCAGAAAGAGTAACAGCAGCCGAGATAAATCTTATGGCACAAGAACTAGAGAACAGTCTTGGTGGTATCTACAGTATCTTGACTCAAGAGTTTCAACTACCATATCTAAGAAGACGTATGCACCTGCTAGTGAGAGAAGGCAAAGTACCAAAGCTGCCTGATGAACTGGTCAAACCCAAAATAGTAACAGGGCTGCAAGGGCTTGGTAGGGGTAATGATAGAAACAAACTGATTGAGTTTATTACAACTGTAGCTCAAGCATTAGGACCAGATGTGATGAGACAGTACGTAAATGTAGATGAAGCGGTGAAAAGACTAGCTACCAGTATCGGTATAGATACTGCTAACCTAGTAAAAACACAAGAACAAATCCAAGAAGAACAACAAGCTGCTGCACAACAACAGCTTATTCAAAGTCTTGGACCTGCTGCTTTAGGGTCACGATTACTTGATCCTAAAGTAAATGCAGAAGCAGGTTTAGCTGATGCACAGGCACAACAATTACAACAACAAGGAGGAACACCTGATGCCAACCAAGAAGCCTAGAGAAAGAGATGAAGACGGAAAGTTTGTCTCTGAAAAAGCAGTCGTTAGCGAACTAGGTGTTAACGATACACCCGAACCAACAGAACCAAAGGTGGTCAAGACCAAGAATGGTAATACAATGACGTTTAACTAACCAAAAAAAATTATGACTTCATCACAAGTACAGGTATCTGAAACACCACCAATGTCTCAACAAGATCTTGAAGGTCTTAAAGATGAGAATGGTTTGTATGCTGGTAAGTTTAAAACTGTAGAAGATTTAGCAAACAGCTACAAAGAACTAGAAGGTAAGCTTGGTTCTGTTACAGAAGAAGATCAAGTATCTGAAGAAGAAACTACAGAAGTACCAGAATCGTATAAAGATTATTACCAAGAAGATGGAACTGTAGATTACAATTCTGTAAATGAAAACTATGGAGAAATTTTAGGAGAACTATTTAAAGAAAACAATATAGATCCATATAAGATAGCTGCTGAGTTTGATAAGAATGAAGGAGAGATACCAGAAGAAATGTATCAATCTTTATTAGATGCTGGCTTATCTGCAAATGCTGTTGATTCTTACTTAAAAGGAGTAGCAGTTGAGAGAGGATACATTGAAGGTGAAGAAGGTGCAGCAGAAGAACTAGCACAAGAAGAAGTAAAAGGTATTAGAGATTCTATAGGTGGAGATGAAGCCTATGGCAAGATGGTTAGTTGGGCTTTAGAAAATCTATCCAAGCCAGAGATAGAAGCTTTCAATGAAGCAACAAACACAATGTCTGGACCACAACTTAGTATGATGGTACAAGGACTATATACTAGATACCAAAACGCTATGGGAGTTGAACCAAGTCTTTACTCTGGTCGTGCTGCAACAAGTGGACCTACACCTTATAGGTCAACACAAGAAGTAGTAGCTGCTATGTCTGATAAGAGATATGGTAAAGATGTTACCTACACAGAAGACGTACAAAGACGTTTAGCTGGTAGTGATGTATTCGGCTAATGACTAAGTTATGTGCTAGAGGTAAGTCAGCAGCAAAGCGTAAGTTCAAGGTTTACCCTTCTGCTTACGCTAATGCTTATGCTGTTAAAGTCTGTAAAGGACAGGTCAAAGGACCAGATGGCAAGAAGCGAACTGCCTCTGGCTACACAAGAAAATCATTAAGGGTTGCCTAATCATGCCACTAAAAGGAAAACAGTACAAACTAGATGTTGATGGTGATAAGAAAATTACCAGAAAAGATTTTATGATCTTGTCTAAAAATTCCAAAAAGAAAAAGAAGAATGGCAAAGCTAACACCTAAACAGATAGTTACTCTCAACAAACATTCAAAGCATCATTCCAAAAAACACATGGACATGATGAAGAAGCTTATGCGTGAGGGTTCTTCATTTAAAGCTGCACATACAGCAGCACAAAAACAAGTAGGCAAATGAGTTTACGCAGATGGTTTAAAGAAGAATGGGTAGATGTAAAAACAGGTAAGCCTTGTGGTCGGCAGAAAGGAGAGAAGCGTGGTGGCTACCCTGCTTGCAGACCTTCAAAAAGAGTTAGTAAAGATACTCCAAAGACTACAAAAGAAATGAGTAGTGGAGAGAAGAGAAGATTTAAAGCAAGCAAGACCAGTTCAAAGAAGATAGCCTACCAGCACAGACGTAAGAAAAATAATCGCAATAGTTTAAAGATTGCGTAATAGTGTTATATTTTAAATAGCTTACATTTTTTATGTCTAAGGGCGTATCAATGACTAAGAAGGATAAAGACCCTACTGGTGGTCTTACTGCTTCTGGTCGTAGAAAATACAACCGAGCAACAGGTGGAAACTTGCAAGCTCCTGTTACTAAAAAGACAGGTCTTTCTCCTAGACAGAAAGCAAGAAGAAAATCTTTTTGTGCAAGAATGTCGAAGGTAAAAGGACCATTAAAAAAAGATGGCAAGTTAACTCGCAAAGCTCTTGCACTACGCAAGTGGAATTGTGGGTCTGTATAAATTAACAAAGTAGAAATCTAAATATCCTTGTGCCTGATGCGTCAGATACCACTTGAGAGAAAGGATTGAAACGAAGTTAGTTTCTCAAATTTGTAAATTTTATCAAGGAGTTTTCCTATGGCTAACGCCACAGTATCACGTCTTGGTTTGGTCAACAATTCAGGTACATCATTTGATGCCCTGTTTTTAAAGGTTTTCTCTGGGGAAGTGCTAACTGCGTTTGCCAGAAATAACATTTTTAACGAGCAACTTCATTCAGTTCGTACTATCACAAGTGGTAAGTCAGCACAGTTCCCAGTATTAGGAACTGCTACAGCAGCCTTAATTGATAGGGCAGTATGTTGGTAACAACATAACTTAAACAAGGTGAATTGCTGGAACTCCTCCAATAACAAAGGACAATCAGCAGCCAAGCCAGTACACAAACTGGAAGGTTCAACGACTAGAAGCCGAGAGGAAACTCAGTAATGCTTCCAAGAGTGCCTTGCAACCCACAGGGTTGAAGATATAGTCTGGACTACATCAATGGTAAAGATGTAGAACTAAAGGATAAAGAGCCTTTAGGATAACAATTCGATCACACAGTAGGAACTCCTCTTGTTGGAGCAAACCAGATCAAGGCAAATGAAAAGATTATCAACATAGATGATCTTCTAATTGCACAGAGTTTCATTGCAAACATTGATGAACTCAAAAATCATTATGACGTAAGAGCTACTTACGCTGATGAGCTAGGTAAGGCACTTGCTAGAACCTATGACCAGAACGTAGCTAAGCAGATTGCTAATGCTTCCAGAGCTTCTACTAACCTTAGTGGTGGTGATGGTGGTATTGTTCTAACTCTTGCTGCTGGTAATACAGCTTCAGCAAACGTCACAGGTGATGAGATAGCAGCAGCCATCTATGATATTGCACAGACAATGGACGAAAGAGACATTCCTCCAACAGATCGTTTCTGTGTACTACCACCTGCTGAGTACTACAAACTTGCTGAGTCTGCTACAAGAACTGTAGATGTTGACTTCAACCCACAGGGTAATGGTTCGTTTGCTTCTGGTAGGGTACAACAAGTTGCTGGCATAC